GCGACTTTTGCCAATCTCGTTCCCCGATCTCCGGTACTATCCCTGGACATTAAATGTCTCAGCCGAAGCGCCCTTACCCTGCAAAAACAGTGGGAAGACCTACTCCGACGAAAACAGTCAGAAGGTGAAATCGACAATGCAACATTGACCTTCCACAATCTCTACAATGAGATTTTTCACATCAATCGGCAGCATATCCACTCAATCAAAAGGAAAATGCAACCGTTTTGGTCAACCGTCAATTTTCGGAAGATACCTCGCCCCTATTATTTTGCGAGTCTTCACACCCGTGCACACATTACAAAGGTAGAAAAACCACCAAAGAACCGAGCCGTATTCGGCGTACCAAAGCTATTTTTAATGGCTGAGAATATGTTCATCTGGCCACTCCAGAAAGAATATCTCAATGGTAACGTCAGATCGCCAATGCTCTGGGGCTTTGAGACGATACGTGGAGGATGGCTTAAGATGCACTCTTACATCCACCAGCGTTCGCAAGTCAATGGAGTTATCTCCGCTGACTGGTCAGGCTTTGATCACAAAGCACTGCACTCAATCATCGACGATGTCCACTCAATGTGGCGTAGTTGGTTTGACTTTGACGCAGGCTACGAGCCTACCAACATCTACCCGAAGACGACGACCAAGTCGCACCAAATAGAAGCACTCTGGGAATGGATGACCGATCAGGTCAAACATATGCCAATCAGAGCTGCATCAGGAAACGTATATCAATGGAGCTTCAACGGAATAGCCTCTGGCTTTCAACAGACTCAACTCCTCGATTCATTCGTTAACTGTATCATGCTACTTACGTGCCTTTCGTCCCTTCAAATCAATATCGAGAGCCAACACTTCAATATCTTCGTTCAAGGAGATGACTCACTAGTCACCTTCGCTGAAATGGTCTTACACCATGATAAGAAGTCGTTCCTCGCCGCCCTCGAAAAGGAAGCAAAGAGACGCTTTAATGCAGATCTTTCAGCCGACAAAACCTCAGCAGGTACAAACCTAAGCGATATCGAAATGTTATCATATCGAAACCGTTCTGGTATAGCCTACAGAGATGAAGCTGAACTACTTGCACATTTTCTCTATCCAGAGAGAACGCGCGATCTCGAAGCAACCGCCGCCGCCGCAGTTGGTATCGCAACCGCTGCCATGGGATGCTCAAGATGTGTCTACAATACATGTCGTGACGCATTCATTTTTATCACCGAAGAGTTAGGAAAAACTCCTTCTCAGTTACCGAAAGACTGGCTTTACAAATCAGGATTCGTAACGATCGACACAACGAAGTTCCCTTCTTTTGAAGAGACTTTTGTACAAAACTACGATCTTCGCGAAAGAACAGAAGCCGACAAGAATCGACTCTGGCCTACCACCCCAGTTGGAATAACTGAAGACACTCCCCTAGGATTTTTCTTCCTCAGAAAGTGATTGTATCAGTATACTGCGTGTTTATTTTCTTTATTTTAA